TGGCATGGCCGAGGCGGAGATCCTGGCGGCCCTGACCGTCATCAACGAGACGCGCTGCGAGATCCCGCTACCCACCAGCGAGGTCAGCCAGATCGCTCGCTCCGTCGCGCGCTACGAGCCCGAGGCGGACGTGGCGGCGAGCGTGGCGATAGGGTCGGAGGCGGTCGAGGCGATACTGGCGAAAGAGCGGGCGAAAAGCGCCGACTACTACCTGACGCGGGCGACATCCTATCTCGGGCAACCCTCCCCGCTGCCGTGGGTGGTGAAAGGCTGGATACCCGATAACGCCCTGTCGATGGTGTTCGGCGAGTCTGGCGGCGGAAAGACGATGCTGATGATCGACGTTGCTTGCCATATCGCCACCGGCAAGCCGTGGCGTGGGCTCAAGACGAAAGCCGGCATCGTTGTCTATCTCGCCGGCGAAGGGCACTACGGCCTGCGCCAGCGCATCGCATCCTGGTGCCGCCACCACGGCGTCGATCGCATTGACGATCTTCTCATCACCAATAAGGCCATTGATATCGACGCGCACGACGCCTCGTCGCAGATCATCCGTGCCGTGCGGGATATCGTGGCAGACGACGACCAGGTGGCTTACATCATCGTCGATACCCTCAACGCGCACATGGAGAACGACGAGAACTCGAGCAAGGACGCCAGGCGCTTTTTGAGCCAGCTCGGCATCGTCTCCAGCGTGTTCAAAGCAGGCGTTGCCATCGTTCACCACGTCGGCAACAGCGTCGATGCCAAAGGGCGCGCTCGCGGCAGCTCCGCCTGGAAGGCCTCCGTGGACTCCTCAATCCTCGTTCAACGGCAGGAGACCGGCACCATCGAGATCTCCTGCACCAAGATGAAGGACGCGGAAATGCCGCAGCCGCTGCACGGCAAGATGCAGTCGGTCGCGCTCGGATGGTTCGATGAGGACGGCGAGGAGATCAAGGGCGCAGTGTTCGCCGAGGCAGAAGAGGCGGAGCAACAACCAAAAAAGAAGGAGACCCAGGCGGCGGGAGATATTCGGCGTCTGGGTAATGCGTGGCGCCGAGGTAATCGAGAGATAATCGAGGGAAAACCCTTTGTTTCAAAGGAAGATATTATTTCTTATTTAATCAACCATGAGGGAACGAAGGAATCGACTGCCAAAGTCTACGCCAAGGAGAGCGCCAGCGGACGCATCATATATAACCTGCTGGCGGCGGAGATTATCACGTCTCATCCCGGTGGATGGCTCGTCGTGGACCCCGGCACGGCGGCTCAGATGGTTCTATCAATTGATGAATAAGCGGGGAGCGGTAACACGTGGTAACAGCATATAAATTTACGGTAAATGTGTTGGGGGCTAGGCGGTGGTAACAGGTAACACGTAATCACACCCCCATATATGAAAATGGGGTGTGTTACTGTTACTTGTTACCGCAGCGGCGACAAAGTTACGCAGGAGGAGGAAGAAGAAGATGAGGATGTTTTCTGGGAATGTTCCCGAAGGATTTGAGGAGGCGTTCGAGCTGCGCGAGATGTACGGCTCGGAGTGGAGCGTCTACACTAGAAACACCGATCCGACCGGGCGGTATTTGTCGGTGAAGGTATTCGCTAATACTCCCGTTGAGAATAAGGCGAACTATTGGTTGTGGTGGGACAGGTTCGGGCAAAGGCTGCGGTCGCGGAACAAGGACGCAACAATAATGAAATCAAAGCGCCCGGATCTTTATAAGTTCGTGCGCATTAATCTCGAAAACAATTTCTGATGGCGGAGTATATAATGAGCAACGACCCCAACTCCCGCCAGGTCGGCGGGGATCACTACAAGGGCAAGACCGTCCAGCCGTGGGACTTCATCGCGGCAAACGATCTCGGCTTCTTTGAGGGAAATGTTGTAAAATATGTAACCAGATGGAAGGACAAGGGCGGCGTGCAGGACTTACACAAGGCGCGCCATTATCTTGATAAATTGATTGAGGTGGTCGGTGACGCGTCACCCTGAAAAGATCGAGCGGCGGGCGGTCGAGAAGCTGATCCCGTATGCGCGCAACAGTCGCACGCATAGCGACGCCCAGGTGGCGCAGATCGCCGCCAGCATCAAAGAATGGGGATGGACGACGCCTATCCTGATTGACGAGACCGAGCAGGTCATTGCAGGGCATGGCCGCCTGATGGCGGCGCGTAAGCTCGGCATGGCAGAGGTGCCCGTCATCGTCGCGGCAGGATGGACAGACGCCCAGAAGCGTGCCTACGTCATCGCTGACAACAAGCTGGCATTGAACGCGGGCTGGGATAACGAGTTGCTCAAGCTGGAGTTGCACGCGCTGACAGAGGCGGATTACGACTTGAGCCTAACGGGCTTTGACGCTGACGAACTGACAGACGTTATGTTCGCCGAGTTGGTCGAGCCCAAAGAGCCAGAGGAACAGGCAGTATCGTCGACGTTTGAGGTGTCTGTATCGTGCGACAACGAAGCTGAACAAGAGCGCGTCTATGAACTGCTGACTAAGCAAGGACTGAAATGCCGCGTTTTGACCATGTAGTACAGACCGACTACCAGCCGACTTTTCGCACCGAGAAAGTCGTGGGGATGTTCGACGTGCCCGCCGCGTCCAAGCTCACCAAGTCGTGGCAGGTGGATTTGCCGATTGAAGCCGCAGATTGGAGCGTTGGTCTAATTGTAGGCGCATCGGGCGCAGGCAAGACCACAATCGCCAAGCGGGCATTTCAAGACGCAGTGTTTTTTGACTCGCACAAGTGGGGCACAACGTCGCTGCTGAATGACTTTGACGCCGCGTTAGATGTCAGGACCATCACCGACGCGCTCAGCCATGTGGGCTTTGCCAGCCCTCCAGCGTGGCTGCTGCCGTATCACTGCTTGAGCAACGGGCAGAAGTTCCGCGCCGACCTTGCCCGCGCCATTCTGGAAACAAGCGGCGTGCTGGTCTTTGATGAGTTCACGTCACTTGTAGATCGCACAGTCGCCAAGGTCGGCAGCTACGCTGTGCAAAAGTACGTCCGCAAGATGAAACGGCAGTTTGTTGCAGTCACCTGCCACTATGACGTGGCGGAATGGCTGGAACCCGATTGGGTCTATGACGTGTCGACCATGGAATTTTCCCGGAGGTTACTTCGGCGACCTTCAATCGAAGTCCAGATTCAGCAGGTGCATCATTCCATCTGGCAAGTATTCAAAGGTCATCACTATTTGAGTGCCGACTTGAACACCTCTGCCCGCATTTACTTGGCAACGCTTGAAGGTCAGCCCGCAGCCATGACAGCGGTTCTTGCCTTTCCACACCCGCAGGTCAAGAACATGTGGAAGGAACATCGGACGGTGGTGCTGCCAGACTTTCAAGGGATTGGGCTGGGCAACAAGTTGTCGGAGCATGTGGGCGATCTGTTGCTGGCAGACGGCAAGCGGTTCACAAGCGTCACCAGCCACCCGGCAATGATTCACTATCGCGCTAAGTCTTTGAAATGGAAGATGACTCGTGAGCCAAGCAGAGTTGCTAAGGTCGGCGTAAGCTCAACGAAGGGCATGAACACGTCTGGCAATCGACTTACCGCATCGTTTGAATACATGGGGGCCCCAAGTGCCGCAAACTGAAAAACCAAAGCCAAAAACACGCGGGCCAAACGGCGGGGCAAGACCGGGCGCTGGTCGCCCAGCCTTTGTGCCGACAGCAGCCGAACGCAAGCAGGTGGAGGCACTGTCTGGCTATGGACTGCCACAGGATCAGATAGCTATGCTGGTGCGCGATGGCATCCACATTGACACGCTGCGGGCACACTTCCAGCCACAGCTGGGCACCGGCAAGGCAAAGGCGAACGCACAGGTTGGCAAGACGCTGTTTCAGCGGGCTATCGGCGGTGACACCACGGCGATGATCTGGTGGAGCAAGACGCAGATGCGGTGGAAAGAGGTTCAGCACCACGAGCACACGGGCGTTGATGGCGCGCCGATTGAGATCCGAAAGATCGAGCGCGTGGTTAAGCGTTGAGCACCCTTCAGATCCAAACCCCGGAATGGGGCCTCCCGTTCCTGCAACCGTCCCGCTACAAGGGCGCGCATGGCGGGCGAGGATCTGGGAAGTCGCACTTTTTCGCCGAGATGGTCGTCGAGGCGCATCTGATGGACCAGCGGCGGCGCACGGTCTGCGTGCGTGAGGTGCAGAAGAGCCTGGCGCAGTCGGTCAAGCGCCTGCTCGAGCTGAAGATTGAGCAGATGG